GCGCTATAGGCAGATGGTCAAGGATGGCAAGATGTCCAAGGCCGACTATGATGCCTGGATGCGCGGGCAGGTATTCCAAGGGAAGCAATGGGAAGCGCGAAAAGAACAGATCAGGCAGGTGCTTCTCAATTCGGACAAAGTCGCCATGAACGTCATCAAGGACGGGAAGGTTGGCGTGTTCTCGACCAACGCGAATTATATTGGCTACCGTCTGGAACACGATACCGGGATAAACACCGGTTTCACGCTCTATGATGAAAATACCGTGGCGCGGCTGATTAAAGGTGACCCGAAAATACTGCCCATGCTGCCGCCCGAAAAGGCTGTTCTGAAAGACAAGGCGTACACCTATTATAACAAGCTGATAAGCAACTCAATTGCTCAGGGCATAATCCAAGGCGAGAGCGTTCAGCAGATTGCGCTGAGGATTGCGAGGGACACCGGCGAGAAGTGCTATAAGAGCGCACTGCGCAACGCGAGGACGGCCTATACAGGCGCACAGAACGCCGGGCGAATTGAGGGACTGCATCACGCGCAGGCGCTCGGCATCAAGGTCAAGAAGCAATGGCTGGCAATACCGGATGACCGCACCCGCGATGCCCATGTCGAAATGGACGGACAGGTGCAGGAAGTGGACGACCCGTTTGTGAGCGAGCTGGGTGAGATCGACTATCCCGGTGACCCGAACGCGGAACCTGCCAACGTCTACAACTGCCGATGCACTCTAATCTACGCCTACCCGGAGATTCCAGAGGAGATGAAGGCCAGGGACGCTGAGGATGGCGTGAAGGATATGTCGCAGGAGGAATGGGAGGACAAGAAGCGGGAAAACTCTCAAGAGCAAGCAATTCAGGAAATACCATTTACAGAAAGGCTAAAAGAACTGATTCACGATGGAGATTATACCATTGACGAATACAGGAAAGCCGGTAGCATAGTTTATTCTGAAATAGACAGGCAGTTAGGTTTAGAATTTGGACAAGATTTAAGCCAATATAATCATTTGAAAACCGAAGAAACTGAATTAGCTAAATGGTGGAAAAGTGAGAGTAAACGTATCCTGAGTGAAACAAAGGATAAATTGGGTGAGAGAAAGAAAGCGCTTAAAGAATTTGATTCAAGCGAAAAGAGTATACGGCTATCCGAAATACGGAAGAAAAGTGGCGAACTAAACAGAAAGCTCAACAAAGAACACGCCAATTTAATGAAAAAAGTTTTGAAGGAATTGCAGGAATATGGCGGTTTTGACAAGAAAGAAATAATGAGTAATCTTGTAAGTAACACCACATATTCAAAAGGTGTGCAAGACATACATGCGGCAACAGAGTTTTTTCCAAAGAAATGGACCGAATATCGCATGCAGAAAGGAAAGCTCAATGCAAAACAAATAAGTGGGAGAGCATATTTCAATGATATTCTAAATGATATAAGAACAGACGGAAGCATTGGAACGTCTATACATGAATATGCGCATTCGCTTGAATATGCTGTTCCAGGATTACAAAAAGCCGCCGATGGATTTTATAAATATAGGACATCCGGAGAAACTGCTGAAAGGTTAAAAAAATACAGGCCAAATGAAGGATATGGAAACGATGAAATGGTGAAAAAGGACAAATTTATCAATATTTACATGGGCAAGGATTACGGTTCAGATCGGGACAGATTCCCAACTGAATTGCTATCACAGGGTTACGAAGAATTGTTCGGCGATATGAATATTCAGTACAAGAGAGATCAATACAATAACGATCCTGAAATGCGAGACTGGTTAATAGGACTAATGGTATTGGTGAAATAATATGTTCAGCATAAGAGCAAAAGGGACAGTACAAATTTACGGTGTTGATTTCGAAGATCAACAGGTAATTATAGAAGGAAAGGAAGATAACATTACTCGTATAGAGTATGGAGAAGAAACGCTGATATACACTATTGATGCTTTGAAAGAATTAATTCGCTGCCCCCAATCATATTATGCCGAGCCAGAAAAACCAAAGCCGAATACTCTTAAAGCGGCTTATGTAGCCATATATTCACTGTGGAAAGCAAGTGATATAGTGGTCAATGGGAAGCTTTATGAGGAAGAACCACATGCTGAAGGAAGGATATACTGATGGCTGACATCATCCTCGCCGAAGATAACTCAGACCTGGTACGCAAAGCCAGCGAAGCGGCTATAGCCCGCGCCCTTGAAAAGATCGGCGGCATGGCTGAGAGCTACGCCAAGCAAAAGCTGAACGATGTCGTCTACTCCACTCCGGCGGGCTTGTACAGGCGTACCGGCGCACTCCGAAATAGCATCACACACCGAGTGAACGGAAATACTGTCGAGGTAGGCTCCAATATAAACTATGCTCCGTATGTAGAGCTGGGCACCGGCAAGGAGTACCAGCCACCGCCCGAATGGATGGAAAGCCATGGAGAACGTGGTCGCGGGCTGGACAAATGGTACTATCAGGATGAGGGTGGCAACTGGCATGTCGGATTTCCGCAGAAGCCACGTCCATTCCTTCGCCCAGCGATTGAGGATCACCTCAAAGAGTACAATAACGTAATCGAAAACGAACTAAAAAATGGATAAAGCGGATGTCTGATGACGTTCCGCTTTTTATTATGGTAAATCCAGCGCCCGCCGAAAGGCCGACGCTGTTTTTATATCCGCAACACGCGGATTATACACATCATCAGGGTAGCACCCGTCAACAGCGAAAGGATGAAAAAACATGAATAAGCCGTTTTACCTCAATCTCCAATTCCATGCCGCCGAGGCCGACGTCGATTCCAACGATACCTCCAAGGTGAACTTCGCTGACATCCTCCGTAAGTATACCGGCGAGGATGGCGTCATCGACATCGACAAGGCCGCAACCGCCGTCGGTTCTGCCGTGGGCCGTGGATTCGTGCCGAGGTCCCGCTACAAGGCCAAGCTGGACGAGATCGACACGCTGACCACCGCCAAGAATGACCTGGAAGACAAGCTGGCTGCCGCTGAGAAGTGGAAGGGCAAGTTCGACGACGAGCACAAGGCTTTCGAGAAGTTCAAGGGCGAGACCGATGCCAAGGCCAAGCGCGACAGCGTGGTCAGCGCATACCGCGCCGTGCTGAAAGAGGCCGGGATCGCCGACAAGTACCTCGACACCGTCATCCGGGCCACCAACTTCGACAACATGAAGCTGGGTGAGGATGGCAAGCTGGAAAAGGCTGATGAGCTGAAAGCGGCTGCCGAAAAGGACTGGGCCGATTTCAAGGCCAAGTCCCAGACCAAGGGCGCGGACGTTGAGACGCCGCCCGCCGGTGTAACGCCCGGGAAGCGCACCAAGCAGGAAATCCTCGAAATTAAGGACACTGCTGAGCGTCAAAAGGCGATTGCCGAGAACCATGAGCTGTTCGGATTTTAATGGCTCATTATCAACTAAAAGGAGTGAAAACAATGAACGAGCTGTTCACCATGAACCTTCAGCTTTTCGGTGACAACGTCACCACCGACGCTGAAACGAATGTTATTACCACCCAGCAGATGGCCAAGGCCCGCGAGGTCGATTTCGTCCTGCGGTTCACCCATGCGTCCCTTGCAAAGCTGATCGAGGCTCTGGGCGTGACCCGCAAGATTCCGATGATCGACGGCACGACCATGTACTACTACACCACTACCGGCACGCTGCAGTCCGGCAACGTCGCAGAGGGCGAGATCATCCCCCTGAGCCAGTACCGGCGGAACAAGGTGCCCATCGGTGAGATCACGCTGAAGAAGTGGCGAAAGGCGGCTACTGCTGAGGCCATCCTGAAGTCCGGCTATGAAGAGGCCGTGCGGCAGACCGACAACAAGCTGCTGCAGGACGTCCAGAGCGGCATCCGCACCGATTTCTTCAATTACCTCATGGACATCGACGCGACCGTGGTCGCCGCTTCCACCCTCCAGGCGGTTCTGGCAAAGTCCTGGGGCAATCTGCAGGTGCTCTTCGAGAACGATTCCGCTGAGATCGTTCACTTCATGCACCCGCTGACCATCGCCGACTACCTGTCCACGGCGACCATCACCATGCAGACGGCCTTCGGTTTCAACTATATCGAGGACTTCCTGGGCATGGGCACGGTGATCCTGAACAGCAAGGTTCCCGTCGGTCAGGTGTACAGCACCGCCAAGGAAAACCTCATCATGTACTATGTGCCCGTGTCCTCCGAGGCCATGAGGGCCTTCAACATGACCGCCGACCAGACCGGCTACATCGGCATCAACTCCGGCAACGCCAATAACGAGCGTGCTCAGGTCGAATCTCTGGTCATGACCGGCATCCAGTTCATGGTGGAATACGCCTCCGGCGTCGTGCTGGGCCAGGTCGATTCCACGCCCACTCTGGGCAGCATCACCGTTACCTCCGAGGCTGGCACCGCGTCCGGTGACACGAAAATCACCCTGAGCGGCTATTCCCCCGCCGCTGACGAGAAGTATGTGTACAAGTTCGGCGCGTCTGCTGCTCCGACTGTCGCCTACGGTCAGAAGCTGGGCAGCACCTGGACTGAGATGACCAGCCCGGCGCAGCTCACTCCCGGCACGAATACCAAGATCACCGTCGCATCCGTTGACGCGAATGGTCGTGCTCAGGCCGCTGGCAACGCCACCGTGGTAAAAAACCCGTAACGACCCTATCGGGGCTGACGATAGGGTCGTTGACCCTCGACCCGACGTTTAACAGCGCCGTGGTCGAGTATACAGCCACGACAACCAATGACGCGGACAAGGTGACGGCTACGGCTACTGATGAGAATGCCGAGGTCGTGATTATGCTCGGTGAAACCGAAGTTGAAAATGGCGGTGACGCCACATGGGCTGATGGCGAGAACGAGCTGACGATCACGGTTACCAATGAAACGGCTTCCAAAGAGTACACCGTCACCGTGACTAAATCCTGATGACTAACACGGGGCCGCAATTACGCGGCCCCATCTTTTCGGAGGACAGCATGATCGAGCAGATTTGCGCCCATATCCATAATTATTTCGTACATGCCTATATTCAAGGTGATTTCAGCATCGAGAACGGCACAATCGAAATACCCGAGCTGATGGAGGGTCAGTATTTCTGCATCCGAGGCTCCCGCATGAATGACGGCGTGTATGTCTATCCGCCGACAAAACTGACCGACGAGACGTTCAAGGGAACAATCTGGGATATGCGCCCGCCACGGGATTTCCTCGCGCTTGTCCAGAGCATCGATGCATGGCAAGCCAAGTATGCCGACGTGGTTGACAGCCCGTACCAGTCGGAGAGCTTCGGTGGCTATAGCTACTCAAAGGCTACAGGCGGCAAGAGCGGAACTACTGTGACCGAGGCTCCGACGTGGCAAAGCACATTCCGACATCTTCTCAATCCGTGGAGGAAATTATGCTGATCGACACGATGAAAACAACGTGTACCATGCTGGACAGACGCACCCTTGCCGATGGTTTGGGTGGGTATACACAGACATGGGTAGACGGTGCAGAGTTCCAGGCGGCGATTATCAAGGATTCCTCCATGCAGGCGCGTATGGCTGAAAAGCAGGGCGTGACCGAAGTGTACACCGTGACCACGGACAAGACTGTGCCGTTGGATTTTCATGATGTGTTCAGACGGGAATCCGATGGGGCTGTGTTTCGGGTGACAAGCAACCTCATTGACAGCACAACGCCGCAAGTGGCGTCATTCCAGTTCGGACAAGTGACCGCCGAAAAGTGGGTGTTGCCGTCATGATGTACACCGCTCAGGCGCTCAACCAGTTCTTTTCGGGCTTCGGCATACCGGCGTTTGTCGAGTATGACGTGCCTGATGAGTTCCCGGACGGGAACGGCGACATGCAGCCCGTCAAGCCCCCGTACATCACATACCAGCTCACTGAGCCGGACTGGGATGACGGAGGCAATTTTTACGCCCGTGTGTGGTATAGGAGTACGTCCTATGCCGCCGTCATTGCCAAGGTTGACCAGATTAAAGCAGCCATTGGCGAGGGCATAAGCATACCGACATCCGGCGGGGCGGTGTACCTCACAAAGGGATCGCCCTTCGCCCAAAATATGCCAATGGAGGGTGATGATACGCTCAAAGTGGTGTATCTGAACTTCACCATCATGGCACATACGACATAGAGGTGATAACATGCAGTATTCTCAGGTTCCTGCAAATACCTTTCAGACCATCCAGATCAATGCGGGCATTGTCACCGATGGCTTCACGCCCGCGACTGGCGCATACGGGAACATTCTCG